GGTGTCAACACAAAGATTATCTTTGCGGGTGACGCAGCACAAACTGATCTTGTCAAAACAAACGAGAGGAACGGTATTCTAGACTTCATGAAGATCATTCAAGGTATGGATGAATTTGAAATGGTAGAGTTTGGGATACAGGATATCATCCGATCTGGTTTGGTGAAATCTTATCTCATTAATAAATTGAATCTTGGACTTTAAGCATCTTAATATACATAATTTTCCAAACTTAAAAGCAAAGACAACAGAGAAGGGTAGACGTTACTTCGTTGAGGGTAATGCCTACCCTTCCGTCACAACTGTCATTGGTGAGATGAAGAAAAAATCCATCATGGAATGGAGACGTAAGGTAGGAGAGGAAGAAGCTAATGCTATATCTAAACGTGCGACTACACGTGGCAACAAATGTCATAAGTTAGCAGAAGATTATTTAAGTAACAAACCCCTAGACAGATACAGGGATGACGTGCTATCATTAGGATTGTTCCACCAAATACGACCTTATATTGACAAGATAAATAATATACACGCACTAGAAGAATCTCTATATTCTCACACACTGAAACTCGCAGGACGAGTCGACTGTATTGCTGAATATGATAACGAACTAGCGATTATAGATTTTAAAACGTCAACTAAGTTCAAGCGTGAGGAGTGGATACAAGATTACTTCTCACAAGAAACCGCTTATGCTATAATGTTTCAAGAACTTACAGGTTTAAAGGTAAAACAACTTGTAACCATCATCGCTGTGGAAACTGGAACTCCACAAGTCTTTGTCAAGAAAGACATTCTAACGTACGTACCCAAACTAAAAGAGTACATAGACTACTACAAGGATCAACATGGCGACTGGTAAAAAACTAAATGATGCCCTAGAGGAAAATTTTATGACTGCGAGCAAGTTTTCGCTTGAGATTGAGAACATCGTCAAAGATGGATCACTTAATTATATTGAAGCAATAGTAATGTATTGCGAAGAGAAATCTATTGAGATAGAAGGGGTAAATAAATTAATAAACAAACCACTTAAGGAGAAGCTTAAGTACGAAGCACAAAAGTTAAATTTCATCAAGAAGGGGAGCAGAGGATTTTTAGCACTGTGAAGGGTTATGATGCTTATCGCATGTATCTTGCCATGCGTAATCATTTTAAGACTAAAACCTACGATTTCGGAAGGAATCAATTCGCTAAGGCAAAGCAAGAAACATATGATAAGAGGAAGGACAAATATTTCTTTATAAAACTATCACGTAAATATAATGAGGAGGAGTTAGCAAGATTCTATCTGGCAAATTTTGTACAAGAGAATAGTGAGTGGATTGGTGCAATGACCGCCAACGGAGAAAAGAACTATCTCGACTATATAAGAAAACTACAGTCCTTATCATATATTTTCCAGAGCGACGCACGTATAATGAAAGAGTCATGTAATGACTTTAATGACCTATTTACTGGCAAACCACACCCGACCTTGATTAAATTGTGGATGGGTGGTAAAATACAATTAGAGTCGGTGGTTATAATGGAAAAGATGTTTGAGTTCTGTAAAAGTGTGACTGCTACAGATCCAGTTTGGCAAGATGCTAAATCTAAGATCATGAAGTACGAACCTTTACTGAAGACATCTACCGATAAGCACCGTAAAATTCTCAAGGAGCTCTACCTATGAAATTCTTCGAGTCTGACGTAGTTCAGGACGAATTAAAAAGAATGCAAGACCTATACGTTGACATCAATCGTATGGGGATTATACTGACAGTAGACCAGAAGATTCAACAACTGATCAAACTGTTAGAACTCATAGACTTACAACAGACAATGTTTATGCGTGTCACTCTATCTGACAGACCAGAAGCAAAACGTATTCTGGCACAGGTTCGTGAAGCAGCAACATTGTTAGGTATGAAACCTGAGCATGTAAATACCACCTTCTACAACCAGTTGAAGGAACAGGTAGAAAAAATGATCGAAGAATTGGAGGCAGCAAAGTGATCGCTACTATTATTATCGTTGTTCTCATTGTAGCAACAGCAGCACTCATTCGTTATTATGACCCACATTGAACTAACTGAAGAAGAATGGGAATGTGTTAGGGTATGTGTAGCAAACGCACCCATACCTTACGACATAACCAAAAAGAAAATACCTGGTGATATCCTAGCAAAGATAGGACAACCCAAACGTGAAAAACATGAAGGCATTGCCAAGGTAAAATATGATTTGACACCTTATGGAATTTTTGACAATGACTAAATCTGAACTAATACATTATAGATTACAAGCTATGCTACGAGAAAATAGTTTTAGTGATCTATCATACCTTGGCATGAGAGATAATGTTCACTGGTATGATATAGGTGGTAATGAAGTACCAGTTGATGCTATTGAAGAATTGGAGAGTGTTGAAGAATGAATTTGTGGAAGAACTGGAAGGAAGCAGTATGGGAGACATTCCCTGATCTAGAGTATCAAAATACATGGGCAGAGTGGGAAGGCAAAGGCACTAATCTAACTGCTAAGATATACAAGAACAAACACTTTATTAAGTCTAGAGAAGTAGATATATGGAGTGACAAGACGCACGTATATAATACAATAATATATCCTAACACTGGAGCAAATCTACCTTGCTTTGGTATGGATCTCATGGGGTTCACACAGAAGAGAGTCATCATAGTATTTGACTTCCAACACCCTACAGAGAAGTATCTCTTTGGTGTAGATGACCTACCCAAGTGTACAGAGAACTATCGTTTCTTTGAACGTGGTAATCATTTCTCAGAGAACATATATGTCAGATATTGCCCGATGGATGAGGTAGATCAGCACCTCGACACATTCAAGAAGTACTTGACAAAATACAAAGAGATGATAGAATTAAATCAACCGAAAGGGACAGACACGAATGTGTATAAGGACTTTGATACTTATATGACTCGATTGGATCCAGTGGGTCCTTACTTAGCACAAAAGTTTGGCAAGGAAAAGTCTGAAAGCCTTGTCAACGACTTTCTTTTCTGCTATAAATAGAACGTACGACTACACAGTACAATACAAACAATACGGAGAATACAATGTCTTTTGCTTCACTTAAAAAGTCAAGTTATACTGATCTGCTTTCTAAGGCAGAGTCACTAAACAAGACCGAGGTCAGAGGTGCCGACGAGCGTCTTTGGAAACCAGAAGTAGACAAAGCGGGCAATGGTTACGCAGTAATCAGATTCCTACCCGCACCCGATGGAGAAGACCTTCCTTGGGCACAAGTTTGGAGTCATGCCTTCCAAGGTCCTGGTGGATGGTATATTGAGAACTCTCTCACAACTTTAGGCAAGAAGGATCCAGTATCGGATCTTAATAGGACATTATGGAATAGCGGTAGTGACGCTGACAAAGAAATTGCTCGTAAGCAAAAACGTAAGTTATCTTACTACAGTAATATCTACGTCTTACAAGACCCTGCTAATCCACAGAATGAAGGAAGAGTATTCCTTTATAAGTATGGTAAGAAAATCTTTGACAAACTTACCGAAGCAATGCAACCTGCATTTGCTGATGAGACCCCTATCAACCCATTCGATTTCTGGAAGGGTGCTGACTTCAAGGTGAAGATCAGAAAGGTAGAAGGTTATTGGAACTACGACAAGTCTGAGTTTGCTGAACCAAGCACACTTAAGGGATTTAGTGATTCAGAGTTAGAAACTCTTTGGAAGCAACAGTATAGTCTTACTGACTTTACTGCTCCTGATAAGTTTAAAACTTTTGAAGAGTTAGATACTCGTCTACAGACAGTTCTTAGTACTCAACCAACTCGCAGAATACCAGACGCTGAGTTGGAAGATGAGTCAGAAGGAAAATATAGAGAGGTAAAAGGTGCTACTGAGATAGCAGCATCCGCAGCTCCATCCTTCAAGTCGGCATCTGCTCCAGTAGAAGAGGAAGATGACGCATTATCCTACTTTGCTAAACTTGCTAACGAATAACTATGAAGATCTTCATTGATTCCGCTGACGTATGGGCGATTAAAGACGCATACGAAACAGGTCTTATTGATGGTGTAACAACCAACCCTACCCTTATTATGAAGAGTGGCAGACACCCAGAAAAGGTGTACCAAAAACTCAAGGACATGGGAATCGGTGATATCTCTATGGAAGTCGTGGGCAATGCTGAAACTATGATCAACGAAGGTCGTAGATTGAAAGCAAAGTTTGGTGACTGTGCGACAATCAAGGTTCCGTGTACACCAGACGGACTCCTTGCTTGTCACACTCTTTCAAAAGAATTAATTAGAGTAAACGTAACACTTATATTCAGCACAGCACAAGCAATCCTAGCAGCAAAGGCAGGGGCAACATATGTCTCACCTTTCGTTGGTAGACTAGAAGATAACTCTCACTCAGGTGTAGAAGTTGTTCGTTCTATAGTTGATATCTACAAGAAGCATGGTATCTATACTGAGGTATTAGCAGCATCTATTCGTGACGTTGCTAAGGTTACACTCGCATTCTGGAATGGTGCTCATATTTGTACCATACCACCAAAGGTATTCACTAAGATGTACGATCATGTGTTAACAGACGCAGGATTAAAAATCTTCGATGAAGACCACAAAACCACCTTCTCTACTGAAAGAGTCGGTGGCGATATGGATGCTCTTGGTGGTAGTGAAATGCAATATAATTTTACAGACGATGGATTCACTTACACCATCGACACACCTGAGACACAAGGAATTGTTGACTTTGGTGACTTTGATCCTGGTGTAGGATTTAATCCTTAGTCTATTTTAATATCAGCTTTACTCTGACCAATAACGGTTGAACCCGCCCGATGTAGAGACGAGACGTAAACTCTTACGAACTCCTCTATGTAGGCGGGTTTTATTACGTTTATTTTTTCTTTCTCACTATTCAATCTCTCTTCATATTGATAATATGTCACTGGTGATACTGGATTGACAGTTACACCCGCAGACGCTGTGCCATCATAGTATGTGACCTGATAGTTAGATGGAACTCTGAGTCCTGCTTTAACAATCTTACGACCTAAAGCATCTGTAACTTCAGTAGTTTCATACATCATCACAGCAGCAGGATTTTCATACTTAGCATAAACATAGTCATTCAATGCTGCAGATGTTCTTGGCCACTGGTCATGATAGCTAGTAATATCATTTACTACCATTATACACCACCCAAAATCTACTCTCCCATAGAAGTCAAATGATACTGACTCAGGAGTGTCTCCAGATCTTATTAGATATTCATCCATAAGGACAAGAGAAGAAAGATAATCATCTTTGATGTCATTCCTTCTCCATAGATTTGCTGCGGTATAAACCTTGGGATCTAGGTGTTTATCTGTATAGTTGTATAGGACATTAGGTCCTCTTTGAAATAACATTAGAAATCTCCTGCCTTTATATCTGATTGAGTCATTGCTGTTATCTCTTCAAACATCATTGTAACTGACTGTAATGGGATCTTACCATCTTTGGTTGTTACAAAGTTATTTGATGGTGTAGTATTTATTTGTAGGTCAGTCAAAGCACAAAGCTTGGACTTAGGCATCATTGGATGTCTAACCTTAGTCTGATCTGCTTCAACAAACATTGGTTTGAGAACGAATAAGTCTGGGAAACCAAGAACTCCACCAGTTCCTTTCATACTTGCTGATGGATGCATTCCTCCTTTGAATGCGTATATGATTTCATCTATATTAGTTCCTTCCTCTGGACTACGAGCAAAGAAGTCAAATGATATATTAAACTTTCTGTTCTGCATCTTCTTAAAGAAGTTGATAGCATTCTCATTGGGTGCTAGTCCAGCTAGTCCTAATACTCTATTAATATCTAATGCGTCAGTGCTACCTAGTGGGTTAGTTGCTCCTTTAAATGCTGCTCCAAGCACTTGATCAAATTTTCCACCATCAAATCCTGCACCTTCAGCAACACTTCCTGTAGCCAGTTCCTTTGTTATCTTTACTAATTCACCTCCTACAGCGAACGCTCCTGTTGTAACCATCTGACCTAGACTTCCCGCAAAGTCATCCATGATTCTAGCCATGGTTCCCATCTTGAACTCATTAGACCAGTCAGCACTGTAGTTGTAACTGAACTCTTGAGGCATGGGTAAGTTAAAGATAGCAGACTCTTGACCTATTGCTTCTTTCGCTTCCTTTTTAATTGCTTGTAATTGTTCTGCGTTCTTAATCACATCACCATTTTGTAATGTAATTTCATTGCCATCTTTGAATAGGTGACTATAGTCTCCTTTTGCTATGTCTTTGGATAACTTTTGTCTTTGTTCCGTGGTGTAAGCATCGTTTTCTCTTACACTTTTTGTTAATTGAGCATTTAATAGTTGTAGATTTCCATCGCTCTCGTCAAGACCTCCAAATATAGTTTTACCCGCTTCATTGACAACATTTCTAGCTGTCTGGACAACAGAGTTCTGACCAAATGATGAAGCAACGTCTCTCTGACCATTGTCATAGGCTGCTTTTAATCCTGCGTTGTACTTATATTTTGTTATCTCTAAGTAGGATGCGTATCTAATGTTAGTCACTCCTACTGGATAGGATGATCCACTCCCATAGATTTTTTTATAATTCATCTCTGTCTATGAAATTTTTCTAGCGGTAATTGACTCATTGCTGCGACATCTTCTTCACCGACCTCAAAGAAAAGGTTGTCAGCGTTCTTAGGTATATAGTAGTGAAGCGTAGACATAGGGGCTTCCTGACTATTTAGTGACCCTAACCTAGCTCTTGGTTTAAGGTAATGTATATTCGCACCAAGTAGTCTATCGCTTTTAATTTCCATGAGTTTTATTAATGGGTACTCATCCCATACCTTTAATATATCTTTCCATTTCGGGTCATATTCAAAGAAATACCACTTACCTACCTCTGGTTGTTCTGTGGCATTGTCGTAGAGTGCTTCAAATATTTTTTCTCTCAGTTGACCTCTACTTACCTTGCTTCCTTTTAGGTTTAGGAGCAGTGTAGTTAATTCTGAGTTCTCGTTCTGTGATGAGTCTGAACTTCCATCCTCTGTCGTCGCAGAATTCCTGAGCTGCCCTCCACTTTGCATCGTTTTTAGCATAGGTCATAACCTCCGTTAGATACCTTTGGGTTTGACGTTTCTGAGGTTTGGGTACTTGTGTCTGTTTTAGAGGTTTGACCTCTACAAGATACTGTTTAACTCCTGTTGACTCCTGTATCTTAACCCAGAAGTCTGGGAAATACCTGTGTACTCTGTTATCGGTAGGACATTTGTATGGAATTATTATCTCTTCCGATGACCAACTAAGCACTGATCTGTCACTATCACACCAGTTCATGAACTTAAGTTCCCAACCAGACCTGTAAAATACGTTAGTTGGATCCCCTTTATATTTCTTATAGTTCTTGGGTTTGAACTTTCCTTGTTTTAGAGACATAAATAAAAATACCACCCCATGTAGTGTATTTATGGCACTGAAGAGCGTTACAAAATTTTTAACTGATCTAAAGGTCAGTGGAGGTCCGTCCTCTACTAACCAATATGATCTGCAGTTCGGTATTGATCCTGCGGGAGTCAATGGCGAATTAGCTAAGTGGTTGGAATCATATGGAGTTAAAAACAACTCCTTTAATAAGTTGATGGTTGATATGGCAAACGAGATCCAGATACCAGGTGTATCAATGGTGTCTCAGGATGTCAAGGGAATACATAAAGGTATCAACATGAAACCAGCTATGGCAAAGGTGTTCAATGAGATGGATATGTCGTTTATACTTGATGTTCAGTCAGAAGCATATAAATTTTTCAGAGGATGGCAAGATTTTATAACAGGTAATCCTGCTAACATAGACTTTGTTTCTCAAGGTAGAGTATATGACAGAGCATATGTACAGCACTACTATAAGTCATACGTATGTGATACTATAATCAAGAAGTTTGAAAAGTATGATCCACAAGCAGCAGGGGCACTGAACGTTACCAATACACCAAGTGAGCAGTACCATGTGTGGACAGTAAAACTGATTAACTCTTATCCATATATGGTTTCATCTATACCATATAGTTCTGGTGGATCAGGAGTTGTTAAACTAAGCGTAGGTATGTACTATGAGTACTCTGAATTACTAGATGCTGGCTCAAAAAATATCTCTGTAGAAGCTTGATATATAATATATACTGACTAACTTATTATGCCATTACCTGAACTTGTTACGCCAACGTATGAGTTGGTAGTACCATCAACCAAAAAGAAACTAAAATATCGCCCTTTTTTAGTTAAAGAACAGAAGGTTCTAATCCTAGCATTAGAGGAAAACAATACCTCACAGATACTAGAAGCAATAAAGACTATATTTAAGAGTTGTATCAATACTAGATTTAAGATGGATGACTTGTCTATCTTTGACGTTGAGTATATCTTTTTACAACTACGTGGTAGGTCTATTCAAGAAACCATTGAAATAGAAGTACCATGTGAAGATGATCCAAAGACGAAAGTCCCCGTGACTATTCCCGTTGATCAGATTAAGGTTAACTTCCCAGAAGGACATACCAATACAATCAAAGTCAACGAGAGTGTGACAGTGGTGATGAAGTATCCTAACCTAGAATACTTTACAAAGATTAATTTCACTGAGGAAGAGGTAGATCCATATGAATTGGTATCTACATGCATCGACAGAGTTTACCAAGGAGAAGAAGATTGTGGATCGTTCACACCTAAAGAGGCTCAAGACTGGCTTGAGCAACTTACTACTGATCAGTTTGAAAGTATCCAAAAGTTCTTTGATACTATGCCTACTCTTCGCCATGAGCTTACAGTTACTAATCCTAACACAGGTGTCAAAACTTCTAGTGTCATCGAAGGATTAGTCAATTTTTTCGGATAGCCCTATTCCAAGAAGGGTTAGCAAGGTTCTATCAGACGAATTTTGCCTTGGTTCAACACCATAAATATACCTTGAGTGACATAGAGAATATGATCCCATGGGAGCGTGACATTTACGTCAACATGCTTTCCAAGTGGTTAAACGATGAGAGGGAACGTATAGAAAAGGAACGTCAATCACGTAAGAGAAGATGAATCGTCGTGCTATCTCTAATATGCTAGGAGTTAAACTCTTACCTGTATCAGGTAAGATGACTCGTACAGCCAAGAATATGCTCGACACTGAGATGGAGTACATCGACTATCTCAGGAATAGAAGGAAGTTCTTCATAATGACGAACTTGATGCAGCAAAGAGTTGTAGTTGGTGGAAGAAAGAAAGATAGAGACGCAGACGGTGACTTTAGTCGTAAAGCGAAAGGTAGGATTAGATTTAAACCTAAAAGAAAACTTAGACTTAAAAGTCTTGGTAAGGGTAGTAAGTTAGGTAGATTTGCTCGTGGTGTAAGATATAAGGCATTAAGACTTGGTGGTGCACCTGGTCTAGGAAAGAAGGCAGCATATAGAGGTCCCCTTAAGTTTCTTAATCCTAGAAATATAGCAAAGATTGGAAACAAGATAAAAGCAAAGGGTCTAGCAGTTGGAAATAAAATAAAACAAGGTGGAAAGTGGGTAGTAAGAAAAGGGCAGCAGGGTATCAACTATGCAGGTAAGAAGTTAACTGGTGCTAAAAATTTCATAGGTAAAAAAGTAACTGGTGCTAAGACATACGTAAAGAATGTCAGTGGTGCCATGATGGAAGGTGGGCTGAAAAGGATAAAAGACTTGTGGAAGAAAGCACCACAAATGGTTGATGCTGCTAAGAATTTAGTTAAGGGTCTAAGAAATTCTCCAATGATGAAGAGACTTTCTAAGGTCTTAGCAAAAGGTACTGGACGTGCTGTTCCTGTAGCAAGTATGGCACTATCAGCCAATGACATGGTTCGCTATCAAAAGATGGGCGGTTGGAAAGGATGGCTCGGTACAAGTCTTGCTGCTTTAGATTTAGGTGCTGACGCAACAACTCTAGCATCCTCCCCCGCAGCTGTTACTGGTGTTGGTGCTGCTATACCAGGTATTGCTCAGGTTGTATCACAGATCGCAGGATGGGGATTAACAATATTTGAACTTGTTCAAGTGCTTAGTGGACAAGATCCATACGCAGCATATAATGAAGAGACTGGAAAATATGACGGTGACAGTCAGAAGGGAGCTATCCCCTTCTTATCAGAAGGTGGAGAGGTCACACGTCCTACTAAAGCGTTAATCGGTGAAGGTGGTGAAGGAGAACTGGTTATACCTCACTCTAAGATGGGTAAGGTAATGTCTAGTCTATTCAAGGAAGTAGGTGCTATGATGCTTGGCATCACTAAAGGATTCCTTACTACGTTACCAACTCCTAGTTCAGACACACAAAAAGTATTATCAGAAGCAAATAAGTTAGGTGGACTATTTCCTGGCGGTGAGATTCCAAAAATTTTCAATGGTAAAAAGATTACAAATAAACTGATTGGCACAGCAAGGAGAGCATTTACAGCTGCTAATCCTATAGCTGGACTGATTATGAATATATTGAAGAGACCAGTGATGGCTCAACCAGACATGCTTACGCAAATTGCTAGCTCTACTGTTAACACTGCTGATACTGCTACCACAACCATACAGGGTGATAAAACAATGGTATCTAATTTTAACATCACTGATTACTATGGTTCAACAGAGAATAGAACAAGACCTCATGGTGGTGTGGATGTTGCTACTCCCACAGGTACACCCGTAGGTTTTGCTGAAGGTGGTGAGATATTGGCAGCAGGAAGATATGGTGGTTATGGTAACATGATGGATGTATGGCTACCTCATACTGGAATACAAATGCGTATTGCCCACTTAAGTTCCTTCGTAAAAAAATCTGGGGAATTTTTAGCAGGAGAGGTCATCGCAAAGACTGGTGGTGCTAAGGGAGATCCTGGTGCAGGTAATTCTACAGGTCCTCATTTGCACTTTGAATACGATGATAAGAAAGACTCAACTAGATATGGTGGAGCAGGAGATCCACTTCCATTCGCACCTCTAATAAAGTTAGGTAACTTTGAACCTCCATCAGAGGAGGGTACAGGAGGTCCCAGTTACGGTTATCCATTAACTAATACAGTTAAGTGGCCAAGTAGTAACGGAGCAATGGGAGGTGCTTCTTTCTCTCCTTCCAAGGCATCAGGACTGATACCTAATGAAAACTCAACAGTTTCTGCTGCTCTTAAACCACAAGTAGTGTTCATGCCATTCCCATATTACAATCCTATTCCTTTCCCTGTTAATCGAGTTGTGACTAAGAAGGTAGAGAGAAAGTTGGTATTGGGTGTTAGTCCATTCTCAGGTAAATACGGTGCGTTATAATGGATAGTAAAGAGTTTCCCACTTTAGAAGATGTACATGTAATACTGAGTGATCTGACCAATCTCTTTGAAGATCGCAACGCGATGCTTCACACTATGATGAAGGAGGACAAGTATAAGGACTTCCTATTGGCAGAGAATATACAGTCAATGGTGGAGGCAGATAATAGAGATGATTCTAGAAAAGGTGGAATAAAACAAGATTTAGCTAATGGTTATGAGATACTCAAAGCTCAGACCACGATGAGGAAGTTTGCTAACTTCATCAATCCTGCATCATTGCCAATAATGGATCTCGATGCACCGATTGATTTTGATGATGGTATGGTTGAAGATGAAGAACCAGAGGAAATTGTAGAGGGTCAAGACGGAGAAGATGGTACAGATGGAGTTGATGGTCAACCTGGTCCGCCAGGTAAGGATGGTGAAACTAAAATACAACCTCCTAGCAATACTGGTAAGGATCTATCTCCTAGTACTTCTCAGACACCTGATACTAAACTAGCAAAAGGTGGATATGTTCCAGGTGCTACTGCTAGTCCTATGTTCAACTCTCTGCAACCTCAAAAGCAGAAAAAATCAGGTGGTGTCACGCCACTTGAGGATTTAGGACTTGATGGTGATTCTAACGTTGCTTCTGAATTTGCGGGAGATCTTGGACTTGATAAGTATAAGACTGCTCTAGCAGCTGCTATGGGATTACCATTGAAGGCAGTGGCAGCTGGTCTAGGTGGACTATTAAGTGCTCTATCAATGCCTAATTCACCAGAGTTCGATGCAGCAAAGGCACAGATAAGCAATATTACTGACGCATTCGACTTACCGAAACCTGATATGGGTAGTGAGTCAAGTGAGTCTACTAAGAACATTGAGAGTAAGAAAGAACAAATGATAGCTGGTGGTGGATTCTTCTCCACTATCACAAACTTAATGGGACTTGCTAAGAACAAGGATCATCAAGTATCTGAAGACACTCCTATGGGTGCTGCTGTTACGGGATTACAAAACCGTAGACTGCAGAATGATAGATTGATTGAGATGCTAAATGGAACTGGAGGACCTTCTCTAGATGGTTCACCGCCAGATAAGATATATGCTTCAGCAAATACTCATTATGATCAGACTAAGACTGCTATCACAAATATAGCTGAGTCTGCTAAGAGCATATTCAAGAGTACAACAGCTGGTAAAATAATCAATAAGGGTGCTAGTATACTAAACCAAATTTTAGGTGGAGTATTTAAGGCTGATATTGGTGCTCAGACAAATGATCAAGACATCAATAGTTTGACTAATCAAGTTATTGAGTTAAATGAAACATCAATGGCAGAACTGAATACTCTCATAGTACCTGATACTATGCTTCAGAACCAAGAAGAAGATTTATCATCTAAGGTAAGGGCACTGACATCAAAAATGGCCATGGGTAATGGTATAACTATGGACATGAAGTCGGCTGTAGCACCTTCTGAACTAGAAGTCAGTAAGTATCTTCTCGCCAACATAGCAACAGTAGATGGTGGTCAAACCGCCCATGATGTAGTATGAGACAAAGTAATTTCCGATTAATTCAATTTGATATAGGTATCTCTACCAAGAGTGAAGAAACTGGTGAGGAGGGATTCACTGTTGTTTCTCTAACGTCTAGCCACTTGATGGAGTTACATTATATTGAGGACATCACCAAGTCAAACCTCCTTATCATGTTAAAGGTTAATGATAGTGGAAGTGGAGTATTGGATTCTCTGGTAGGTATGGATCCAGTCGAACTGATATGGACAGATGATTCTCTTAGTAAAGGTATGGAAGGCAATGTGATAAGACAATCATTAATCATATATGATGTTAAAGATCGTCTTATAAAGGATGGAAAACAATCCTCAGCGATGTTATACTGTATCAGTATAGATGCTGTAAGAAATAGTGCTACAAAGATATCAAGGAGATTTGGTAAAGGTGGAGGACAGTATACAAATGAGATGGTAGATGAATTGTTAACAAGAGATCTAGCATCTACCAAACCACTTGTAGCAGATAAATCCACAACTAAATTGTCATTTGTGAGTCCATACTGGGATCCTTATACAATTATTAGTTGGTTAGCTTGGAGATCAATAGAGGAAGGTGGTAGTGGTAAAAAGAGTGCAGGATATCTGTTCTATGAAAATGTTGATGGTTACTTCTTCAAATCTATGGATGCTTTAACTCAGCAAGCAGCGTCAAGAAATATAAATGTCAACTTTGCTCCAGAAGAAGATGATGAGGACGATCAAGATCAAAAGGATATACACATCTTTGGATTCAGTGTCAGTGAGACCAGTGATTTGTTTCGTGGTATCAATCTAGGTAGTTACGCTAGTACAACCTTTACCTTAGATATGAAAGACTTCAAGTATGAAGAGGTACCCTTCTTTATTAAGGACTTCTATCCAACAATGAAAAAGTTAAACGCAAGAGAATTGCCAAGCTTCTATGAAAGATTTGGTAGTATAGAGAAAGGTGGTAGACCTACTAGAATTATGTCTAAGGTTTTAGACACTGCTATGTACACAGAGGGTACGTATACACAAGACTTGACAAAACAACTGTCACAGTCTATGATAAGGAATCAATTATTTTTTAACCAGTCTGCTACCTTTGAGTATGAAGGAATGCAAGATCTTAAAGTTGGAGAGGTTGTTCAAGTCAATAAGTACAACGCAAGATCTGGAAAATTAGAACCTGTCATTAGTGGTAAATACATAGTAGGCAAGATATACAGACAATTCTTATCTGAGAGAGACATGATGTCTACTAGAGTAACTCTGTACAGGGATAACTTAGGATGAACATAGAGAGTGCTGCACACGCCATCGGTAGAGATGGAATGAATTGGTGGATCGGACAAATCGAAAACGATGGGTCTGATCCAGAGTATAGTGGTGCGAACGCAAAAGATTACGATTATACAGGAAAAGTTAAGGTAAGGATAGTTGGGTATCACAACCCAGATAAGACAATTCTACCTACAGCAGACTTGCCATGGGCTAGTTGTGTTATGCCTGTAGTATATGCTCAGAGAAGTGGCATGGGATCTGTTCAACAGTTACAGGTTACCAGTTGGGTGGTTGGATTCTTTATGGATGGTGCATCGGCACAGATACCTATTATTATGGGTAGTATCAGTGACCAGAACCCAGAAGGAACATACTCGAAGGAACCAACAGATAAGAATAGAGGTTATCAACAGATATTTGCCCCAGACTACAATCCAAAACTACATGGGGATGGTGGTAGTACACCTGGTGGTACTGCTGATACAACAGAGAAAGACAAGAACGGTAATAATACAAACACAGGAGGAGGAGAAGAACAGGGAGGTAGTGATGATAAGAAGACTGTATCTACTGTCAATGAACGTGGTAAGGCATCACAACAAACAGATGCCCAGAAAGCAGCAGACAAGAGAAAGAAGTATACAGTACATGTAGGTAATGGTAAGTGTGGTACTCCTGCTGACGTAAAGATGAAGGGTGCTACTGCTGAGTTCTTAAAGTGGGCTAGAGGTATAGAACAGAATGAGATAGGTGAGTTCATCGACAAACAGACTGGTGATATAGCAGACGTAGCTGATGAAATAGAATTGATGCAGAACAGGATGGGGGGATTCATGAACGGTGTTCTGAGTAACGTCAAAGGAACCATAATGAAGGAGGTTCAGTTAGAGATCGAGAAAGAAATTAATGACATCAAAACTCCTGATCCAGATTTATTAGATCCTACTGTTGATAAACTCAAGAACATAGGAGATCTAATTGAATGTCTCTTCAAACAGCTCAAAGAAGAATTGCTTGATGTCATCGGTGGACTATTGATGGATCTTCTCAGTCAAGTGCTTGATGCTGCCTTATGTTTAGTTCAAGATCTATTCCAAGAGTTATTTGGTGGTCTCATGGAAAAACTCATGGCTGGTATTGATGCTGCCTTGGGTATACTTCAAGGTGCGATAAGTGCTATTAAAGGAGCAGCAGATCTAATTCAAGGTATTACCAGAAACGTTCTTGAACTAATTGACATGGTTTGCGATGGTGACCTATCTTGTGCTCTTGGATTATCTACATTCGAGACAGGAGCAGGAGGTAAGGAGAGTGACGCAGACAAGCAAAAGAAACAAGTTAGTCAGTACAGTGATGCAGCAAAGGGTGCATTGAAGAGTGGTAAGACTCAGGTAGTTGGCTCAGGTAAGCCGAACTCACGTGGTTGGGTTCCAGTCACTTCGTATGAAAATGGCAAACCTGTTAAGAAAGCATTTAATACTAGAAGTGGTGAGTTCGCAGAAGTTGGAGCACCAGGCACAGGTGTGAGTGATAAGTCATTTGAGAAGGGTAAGAGCTTAGTAGAGAAATTTGACAGTGTATATCCTATACGTGCTTCAGATGGTACTATCAACTACGAGACTGTTAATTGCTCACCAGAAAACACACGTAAGAAACCTTGCTTCCCAGAATTAATTTTTGACAATGCACAGTCCACAAGTATTATTAAGGCATTACCTATCATTGATGACATAGGTTCCATGGTTGGTGTATTGATGAGGAATAAAGGATCTAACATCAACACAACTGCTAGAGTAAGAGCAATGTTCACTTGTAACGAACCAGAGGGTACAGGTGCTAAACTTACACCTATCATCAAGAACGGAAGTATTGAGAAGATAAGAGTTGACAAACCAGGTATAGGTTATGGATTAGATCCAGACAACACATACTGCCCGAAAGAACAGAAGTTCTTCCTCATAGACAATGTAGAGTTAAATGATTACGCAGAGCCAGGTGATATCATTTTCTATCAGGAAGCAGATGGTGATCCAAACGAAGGCATTCTACAGATTATGGATTTCAACTATAATAATACTAACAAAGTTGCTCTTGCTACACTAGACAAGGACGCATATGTTCCACCTGGTCTAAAACTACAGACATCAGGTGGTTCATATATGTTTGAATTAAATCCTGATCAAGTATTCTTTGACCTTGCTATACCTGAGAACGCAACAGCATTATATGCTAATTGTGATGAAATCATACCAGTCCTCGATACTATTGACATAACCAACGTAGGTAAAGGATATAAGGAACCTAAGATCTATGTTGGTGATGAAGAGATCGGTGACATTTCAGTTGACACACAGGGTAGGTTACTGACACCTACTATTAATACTAAGACTATAGGATTTATGCAACCTCGGATCGTTGATCCAGAAGGATTTGGTGCTAGAATCGTACCTACATATCAGTACGTAGGTCCAAGTAAGTTCACCGAGATCTTTGAGTCTCAATCATATATTGACTGCGTAGGACATCCAAATGGCTAGACAAGATACAAGTCAACTAAATTTATTTCAAGGTGATCAGCAGGAGAATGAAAATCCTCAACATATCACCAACTATCCAAAGAACTGGATAACAGTGACCTCAGCTGGTCATGTACTGGAGTTTGACAATACAGAAGACGGTGAAAGAATCAGATTAATCAATGGTAAGACTGGTTCTTTGATCGAAATGGACGAAGAAAAAGACACATATGTCATCAGTTCAAGAGATTTAAACCTAAATAGTGAAGCAACGACCACCCTGAAGGTCGGTAAAGATAAAAAACAGGACAAACTTATTATTCAGGTTATCGGTGACGCTCACCTTAATGTGGAAGGAGACTTACACACAGAGGTAGAGGGAAACAGATATGACACCGTAGATGGTGAGTATCAATTAACTGTTGGAGGCACTATGATGATTAATGCCAAGTCCAACATGGGTATTGATGTTAAGAATGAAATGAGGGTAATCACTAACTCCACCAACGAGAAATGTACCTTTAAAAAGGTAGACATGGAAGCTGGAGGTCAGTTAACAGAGGTTATCAATGGTAACCGTGTGATCAGAATGAATAAGGAAGGAGGAACGTTCGCGTTAGAATCAGCGGGTGATCTTCGTTTCAATGTCGATGGGTGCCACTACACTAAAGTTGGCAGAAACAGTTTTACAGAAGTCCAAGGTAGTATGAAAACTACTACTCATGGCGAAGGTATTGAATGTATCGAGGGTGGAGCACCCTCTGGAATGGACGTAAACAAGAGTTACGGTACAGGGTGGGAACTCGATACAAAGGGATCAGACGCAAAAATAAACACAACCGATTTTAGATTACAAGCACAGGGGACTGTGCAGATGAGTGCATCTGGTTCTGAATTTAGAATTACCTGTAATAACGGAATATACCTTAATTGACATTCTGACTTGAATGTACTATAGTAAAGGAACAAACACATGTTTGGTATGACAATTTCTTCTAGTCAAGCTAAAACTCTCGTTGACTTTATTAACGCAGAGAAAGCAAACTACATAGAGGAGAAAGTTAAGGGGATACCCAACCAGAAGAATGCTATGAAGATCTATAAAGAGATTCATGCTGATCTGGAGGACATCAAACACTATGCTGATGACATCATTAAGTATGCCAGATGTCATAGTGGCACAATGTCAACCCCAAATGCTTACCCACTGCCTTATCATAAGGATAGTGATTTTGGAGACCCATGGAAGACTTCTTAAAACAGTGTGAGGTGGATATCCCTGCACGTACATTTACTATTATCAGTGACCAATCACAAGTTGAGAAACTGGTATGTGATGATTCTGAACAATTCATGAGGGTATTAGAATTTGTCAGAGCAACGTGCGAAGTAAATGAAGTATCGTACAAGTATTAATTATGTCACATTCAGTTACGTACCTAAAGATCAAAGACATCTTACGTAATGCCCCTAAACCAGTAACAGACGAGGTGCTATTAGAAGTAGCATCACTCGCTATTGCTGAGACTCTTGGTGAAAGAAATGTTGAACCTATTAACTGGGACAGCAAAATAAATGATGACCTTGGACTAGACTCACTGGATACAGTTGAGTTAGTGATGTTCCTTGAGGAATGCTTCAGCGTAGAAATACGAGATGAACAGGCAGGAGAGATAGTCACCGTAGGTGATGCTATCACGATCATCAAAGAGAACAAGGCAGGAAAACCACGTAAGGTTAACAAGAGAAAGGTCAGTAAGTCATTCGCTGAACAAACAACAGCGAGGGCAGAGAAGCAAGCAGCACTTGATGCTGATATTGACAAAGCTTTAGATGAAGACTAAAAAAATATTTTACAACTATGTAATGGGTGGAAGTGAAGAGAGTTTCCTTGATGAAGGGGAACTCGATTTCTTTCCTGATGATTACTTTGAGGAACCAACTCCTGCTCTCAAAGGATACCCAGAGTATAGACATTCTAAATGCCCTGCTTTTAAAGAGTATTACAAAAATACATGGGTGATGAAGCAATGCTTCCCCCTTGGTATGCTATATAAATCTACCGAACAATATTTGTCTACTAATCTTGGACAAGATGTGTTCGATGAATATGTAATGCTTGGTGATGGTTGGACAGATGGAGAACATCCAGAGATACAATTCAAACAAGGTTATTGTTTTTGGACAGAGGACAATGACGTGTGGATTGAACAGTTTCAACATCCCGAAATGACAAGGAAGGGACTAGACGTAGTGTCTGGCACTTTCCCATTATCAGTTTGGACAAGACCTATTAACTTAGGATTCACAATCAAGGACTATGACAAAAACATCTGGCTCGAAAAAGGATCCCCGCTTTGCTATGTTAGATTCTCTAGCCAAAGAACAAGAGATGTCAAATTCACACTTGAAAAGCGATCCATCCCTAAAGAAGTGCTTAAGCGACAACTACAAAGCTTGTGGCTCAAAGACTGGCACAAAAACTTCTCATGGAACCTCATCAAAGAAAGATTGAGGAAAGAAGAGGAGCAGGAAAAGAAATGCCCTTTTGATTTTTTATGGAAGAGATAACCCAACTATACAAAGAGTTCCGTACCATTGACGGAGTGGGGGTTTGTAAGGTATACTTTATAAATGGCATCCCATTCTCATTCGATGAAGATGACACTCCTGACAATTTAAAGAGTGTTGTTACTGCTGAAGAGAAACCTCATTTCACAAATGAAGACCTATATAGAGGTAGTTCATACCTTTTAGAAGAGGGATTTGAGTTGGATATTCTCTTAGAGGATATCAACGACGACTTATATGATGACAATGAAGATGATTCACCATATCACAAAATACCAAAACGATACTAATGCTAGACTCGGAGAAAGACATCCGAAAAACCGCCAAGAAAATTATTAAAGACAAGCAGAACTGGTCTCCTGCTGAGAGACAGTATGCTAAACTTATTCGTAAGAGATTGAAAAAGACTGAAGAATGATCGTTTCGTTATTTCCGACACCACTATTACACAGTGAGTTTGATGTTAAACCCAAGTTATTAAATTGGGTCAAAGAATATTATAAGACAGGAGAGCATGATGCTAACTCCTCCTCATGTGGGTGGCACTCGAAATACACACTACACGAAGATCAATCATTCTTAGAGCATTTTCTCTTAATACACGCACATATTGCTCATTCCTTACGAGAGATAAGTGAAGCCCCATTCTATGTTCAATCAATGTGGGCAAGTGTTAATAAACCAGGCGATTATAATTATTCCCACATTCATGCGGGTGTGGACTTTTCTGGTGTCTTGTATTTACAAGCACCTATGCATTGTGGTGATATAGTATTTGAAGATGAGAACGCAAGATTCAGATATAACTGGAAGATAGATGATGAGATCAAAGAGGATCTAACGATCCATGATTCAGTATGGTTTCATCCTACACCAGGTCGATGCTTAATCTTCCCTGCTCATCTTAGACACAAGGTGGAGAAGAATAATACTAACGAAGATCGTATCAGCATAGGATTTAATTTAAAGTTCCGATGAAACTATCTAATGGTGAGGTAGTTATCATTGATGATCTGATACCTCTACAGCAACAGATTAACCTATATGTAGAAGCATGTTCACTGCCATATAGATTGGTAGGCAGCAATAAGTATGACATACAAGATATAAAGACACAGAAACCAGTAGCATATGTGGATCAGAAATGGGTGGTAGAGAACTTCTTTACTGATGGTATCGCAGGGTTCCTCGATGACTATGTTCCTGCGAATGTGGAGACAGCATACATCAACTGTGGTATACACAGTGAGAGTCCTGATGTACACGTGGACAGTTCACGCAAAGGAGACAAGACTCTGCTATACTATATGAATAGAGAGTGGAAGCATGAGTGGGGTGGTGAAACTATACTATTAGGTGATGACGCACAAGAAATAGAATTTTGTACACCATATAAGCCTGGTAGAATAATTATATTTGACAGCACTATACCACACGCAGCACGACAGCAATCGTTTGCTGCTCCATTGTATAGATTTACGTTAGCAATCAAGTTCAATGCTTGAAGAATTTCTTGAGTGGTTTGAGGGAGAGTATAACAACTGGGGACAAGCATCCAGTTGGCCGTCTTACTATGCTCATGTACTACTGACACATGAGAGGACAGAGGGTACAAAGTTCCTATCACATCAACGATACAAATATAATAATGAGGAGTATAGACGTAAGGAGATAGAGATAATAGAGAGAGATGGAGAGATCATAGCTCTTAATCCAGTAGCAGATATACACTTCATCAAGGATGGTGATAAGTATATCGGACGTAACTTCAAAAGTCCATGGGTTAACGGTGGATACCTCAGATCTGAAGCAATATTAGAGAAAGATAAGTACACAGTGGTGGACAGAGGATACGATAAAGATGGGAAACAGACATGGGGCAGTCGTTACGGACCTTTTATCTTTGATAAAGCGTATAAATAAATGGAGAACTTAATGTAGGGTACGTGTGGCAACTCGTAAGATATCAGACCTGACTCTACTGACTAC